TTGGGCGTGGTCTGATGGTAAGAATGATAGGTCGTTCATAATAACCGCTTCAGCCGCAGTTAGTGTTATACCAACACCCGCCGCTTTAATATTACCGACAAATACTTTTATCTTATCACTATCTTGGAAACTATCAACACTATGTTGTCTCTCAGGTTTGGACATTGACCCATCCACTTTAACCGCTGCTTTACCAAAGTGTTCACATATTTTATTAAGTGAGTCGGTGAAGTTACAGAATATGATTACCTTCTTACCTTGCTCCACAATGTTCTCGGCAAGTTCTATTGTTTGTGAAATTTTTTCATCGGCAATAACTTGACGTATCTTTGTTAACTTGGTGAATTGAACTGTAAGTGATTTGGACTCCTCGGGGTTCTTATCGTACCAATCGTAGTATTCACCCATAATCTCTTCATACATCTTGGACTTTAATCTAAGGTATACTGGTGTGATAATCTTATCAGGTAAATCAAGTACGTTTTCTTTAAGTCTTCTTAATGTAAGACCTGCGGTACGGTCCCTTAATTCCTCAAGGTTCGATGCTCCCATTACATTCCACACCTTTCTTCCACCAACATTAAATTGATAACCTTGGCAGTATCTGATGGCATAAGCCATCCAATTCTTGGCAACGGGTGATTCAATTAAACTTAATAGGTTGAAGTAGTCGATAGGTCGAGAGGTCATTGGAGTACCTGTTAATAACCAAAGTCGGTCCACCTTTTTAACAAGGTCATTAATTAGTTTTGTTCTTTGGGCTGTAGCATTTTTGATATAGTGTGCCTCGTCAACGACCACCAAATCAAAATTGGCATCAAGAATCTGTGACTCACCTTTCTTTTTCGTATCATGGAAATTTTTAATAATATCGTAGTTTATAATAACAAAGTCCGCATCCGTACTGAAGTTCTTACCTTCAGCGATATAAACTGTTTTGTCTGAATAATTTTCAATCTCTCTTTTCCAGTTAATTTTTAAAGTTGCTGGACAAATGATTAATACTTTTTTGGAACCTGCTTCTAATGCTGCTATAATAGTAGAAGTAGTCTTTCCAAGACCCATATCATCTGCAAGTATAAATTTTTTATTTTCAACCAATTTTTGAATAGCTTCTTTTTGATGCTCAAGGGGAGGACGATGAGAATATTTTTCATATTTTATTACAACGTCTTTAACCGTGTTGTCTTTTATGATTGCAGCTTTAGGTAACCAAAAATCATGTAGTTGTCCTGATTCGGTTATCTTACCCCAAATATGAAACGCCTTTTCTTTTTCTGCTAATAGTTTTTCCACCCAAACCTTTTCGGGAATTTCGGTCATAAGTTTATCGTCAGCAAGTTTCTGTGCGAAATATGCATCAAGTATCACCCACTTCTTTGCAACCTTTGGTTGTTTGTTGTGGTTGTTAATAATATACTCAGACTGACTCCTTGTAGGGTAAAACCTTCTATTTATTTGAGACTTTCTTTTAAGTTCAATAAGGTAGTTATTCCCTCCTTCATAAGCCTCCAAGAGAGACATTGCTTTTGATTCTAAACTAGCATCCATTAATAGGAAAAATATTTGATTTAAATATAGTTAATGTTTGAGTATTTATCAATATATGCAAAAGTTAGTCCCAATTACAAGATTAGGTAAGTTCTTTGGAGCTGAGGATTATTCACTCGACATTGGTATGGGTGAAGAGTGGTTACTAGGCGATATGAACTTTACTATTGTTCTTTATAGAGTAGATAGACAAAAAACAAAAGTAGATGATGTTTATGGTGAGGTTCTTGAAGATGGAATTCAATTCTTGGCACCTGTTGAATTACAAGGTTTGGTTCAGGTGATGACTCCTGCGAATAAAAACTATGGTAATTCAAAACTTGAACTACAAGAGCCAGGTAATATGAAGTTTTCAATTTACCAAAAAACTCTTGAGGATTTGGAAGTTGAAATATTCCAAGGTGATTATATTGGATATTATGAATCTGAAGATAGAGTTAGATATTATGTGGTGTCTGATGATGGATATGTTAGGTCAGACAATAAACACACTTACGGTGGATACAAACCTTTTTATAGAACTATTGTTGCCACTTATGTTAGTGAAAATGAATTTAGAGGAATTTAATAATGCCATTACCAAAACAAGTTAAACCAACATTGCCGTTAGTTCCCAAAAAAACTTTGTCTGCTCGTAGGGAGCAGTTGTTGGAATATATTAACAAAGATGGAACTTATTTACCTAAGTCAGTATTACATGCCGACTTGGATAGGGGTATGCTTGATTTTGTTAAGGGGGATTTAGAAGTTATAACCGCAGGTAAAGTTGTACCTATGGTTGATATTATTATTACAACTCAAAACTGGATTCAATATGTTGAGACCGCTTTATTTGTTGATTTAGATTATAACCCTTCTCCACCATTCATTACAGTGGTAAGAAGTCCTGAAGTTAAATTTGGAACTAATCCTGCTCTTCTATATACAATACCTAATAGAAAACAATTTTATTATGCATCTGTTCCAACTTGGAATGGTAACGAGCAAGGTATGGATATATACACAATACCACAGCCAGTACCTGTAGATATTAACTATAGTGTAAAAATTATTTGTAATAGAATGAGGGAGCTTAACGAATTGAATAAAGTTGTTATGCAAAAATTCTCATCAAGACAGGCATACACATTTATAAAAGGACAATATGTTCCAATCATATTGAATAATATTTCTGATGAATCTCAAATGAGTTTGGATTCAAGAAAATATTATGTCCAATCATATGATTTTACAATGTTAGGATATCTTATTGATGAAGATGAATTTGAAGTTAAACCCGCAATTGCAAGAGTTTCTCAAATTATGGAGATAGATACTTCAAGTTTAAAACAAAGAAGAAATAAAAGTCCTAAAAACCCTGATGAGTTTTTATCTAACTTTTATTATGTTGTTGGTAACGACACATTAAGTGATGTTGTTGCTTATACCGCAAATTTAACTTGGGCTAATTCAGTTAATGTTGAATCATATGATGTTTATATTAATGGAGACTATTATGGTACCGATGTTCAAAAAATTCAAATAACAACTAACGATGTTTTAAGGATTCAAGTTGTTAAGCAAGATAACTCTTTAGAAGCAAATATTGAGTTTGATAATATCTTAGTTTAATTTTTCTCCGTAGATATCTTTTTTTTCTTTGCACTTCTCAAGTATCAAATTTTCCAAAAATTTATAAATCTTCATTCCACGATTCTCACAGTACTTTTTTAATATCTCGTGTACTTCTGGGTCTATTTTAATGTTCTTTATTTCCTTCTTAGTTTTCATAGGCAGAAAAAAGGCAGAATTTATTCATACCGTTTACAAATACATATTCAAAAGTCAAGTTTTTTGTATTAGTAACGAATATTTATCAATAAAATAAATCTGCAATAGAATTAATTAAATAATGGCAACAGCACAAGCAAATCAAAAAGTTTTTGTATCACCTGGAGTATATACATCTGAAACGGACCTTTCGTTCGTGGCACAGAGTGTCGGTGTTACTACCTTAGGTTTAGTAGGGGAAACAATAAAGGGCCCTGCATTCGAACCTGTTTTTATAACTAACTACGACGAGTTCCAAGCTTATTTTGGCGGAACGGAACCAGTAAAATTTGTAAACACACAAATCCCAAAATATGAAGCGGCATACATTGCCAAGTCATACTTACAACAATCTAACCAATTGTTTGTTACAAGAGTATTAGGGTTGTCGGGATACGACGCGGGACCCTCTTGGAGTATTAGAGTTACTGCCAATGTTGACCCATTAACTATTGGTATTACAAATACAGGTACATCATTTACGGCAACATTCACAGGAGCTACTTCAGGTAGTACTATTGATATAGTAAGTGGATTACCTGCAGATATTCAAAACAACTTAAACGTACAATATAGATTGTCTGATGGTAGTACTTCTACATATCAAGATGATTTTAACTCTAACTTAGGTAATATTATTGATAACCCATCGTTTTCTGCAACAACAGTTGCATTCTACGGAGCGGTACCATCAACAACTTATTGGGGATTGGTTAGTCAATACTCAACTCAATTAAATGTGTTTGGTTCTGATTCAAACAACCTTGCTACCAATGACTTAAGTGCTGATTTAAACGACCCTTGGTATTACGCAACATTTGATAATGATGCAAATCTTGATAACAACTACACAGGTTATTCATTCTATTATACTGTAACGTCTTTAACAACAACTGACAGTGGAGCGACTTATTCAGGAGAAATTGAAGGTGATATATTCAACTTTTCAGGAACTGCTTATAGTGAATATAATAACATGGTTGTTGCAACTTTACGTTCAAGAGGTATTTCATTGTATTCAAATAATGCAGACCTTGGTCAACACGGTCCTGTATACGAAGTGCCTGAAACATCAGGAGTAACTTTAGTTGCTACAGGACAATATTCAGGTATTACAAATTCACCATACGAAGGATTTTTACTTTCAGGTATTACTAAAGATTCTGATACTTTCTCTTTTGAAACTTCATTATCCGCGTCATCACCTAAGTTCCTTACCAAGGTATTAGGTGCCGACAATTTTGGAAAATCAAGAAATGAAGTTCCATTATTTGTTGAAGAAATTTATCCAAGTTCATTGGCTTACGCTTATAACCAAGGATATATTAAAGGTATTAATCCTGAACTAGTGGATTTAGAAGACGCAAGAAGTGAAAATACTCAATCAATCGCTTACAAAGTTGAAAAATATCAATCACCTGAAACTCCGTTCTTAGTATCTGAGTTAAGAGGTAATAAAGTTTACAAATTATTTAAATTCATCTCAATCTCTGATGGGGATGCCGCTAACACGGAAGTTAAAGTTTCAATCGCAAACTTGTCATTTAATAATATGACTTTTGATGTGATGGTTAGAAACTTCTTTGATACAGATGCTAATCCTGTTGTAATTGAAAAATTCACAAATTGTAATATGGACCCAGCTTCAAACAACTTTGTTGCTAAGAAAATTGGTTCATCTAACGGTGAATTTGCTTTAATTTCAAAGTATGTGATGATTGAATTATCTGATGAGGCTCCAATAGACGCTATCCCTTGTGGATTCTACGGTTACACTCAAAGAGAATACGAATCAACTGCTAATATTTCACCAGTACCTAAATTCAAAACTAAATACTACTTTCCAGGTGAGGTTATTTATAACCCTCCATTTGGTTCAACAACAAACGCAACTGAATCTGCGGGTGATATTGTTAGAAGAGCTTACTTAGGTTTCTCTTCTCAATTTGGAGTTGATGATGCGTTCTTACAATTTAAAGGTAAACAAAATCCACCTAACTGGGTTACTTCAGCGTTACCTGTAGTAGGTGACCCTTGGAACTACTTAAGTAAAGGATTCCATATGGACTCAGGAGCAACTGTAGTTACAATTGCAAATTCATTCCAAACAAGTGGTCAAACAGCATTTGAGTGTGGTGTTGCGGATTTCAGATTCGACCCTGAAACTCAAGAAAACCCTTACTACTTTATCTATTCAAGAAAATATACAATATGTTTCGCAGGTGGATTTGACGGATGGGATGTTTATAGAGAATTTAGAACTAACCAAGATAGATTCCAATTAGGAGCGACAGGTTACTTAGCAGGAGCTTCGTCTTCTACAAGATACCCAACAGCAACAGGTGATGGTTTATTTAAAAGAATTGTTGTCGCTAACAATACTCAAGATTTTGCTAACACCGATTACTACGCTTACTTACTTGGTATATTAACATTTGGTAATCCTGAAGCAACAAACATTAACGTGTTCGCAACTTCATCAATTGATTATGTTAACAACTCAAACCTTGTTGAAGAAGCTATCGATATGGTACAATATTCAAGAGCTGACTCTGTGTATATCGCAACAACTCCTGACTACTTAATGTACACTCCAGATGGAACTAACTCTTTAGATATCATCTACCCACAAGAGGCGGTTGATAACTTAGATAACACAGGAATTGACTCAAACTACACAGCAACTTATTACCCATGGATTTTGGTAAGAGATACTGTTAATAATACACAAATCTACTTACCTCCAACAGGTGAGGTTGTAAGAAACTTAGCATTGACTGATAACATTGCATTCCCTTGGTTCGCATCAGCGGGTTACACAAGAGGTCTTGTGAATTCAATCAAGGCGAGAGTTAAGTTGACTCAAGAAGATAGAGATACTCTTTATCAAGGTAGAATCAACCCAATCGCAACATTCGCAGACGTTGGTACAGTAATTTGGGGTAACAAAACATTACAAGTAGCTGATTCAGCATTGAACAGATTAAACGTAAGAAGATTATTATTACAAGCTCGTAAATTAATTTCAGCGGTAGCGGTAAGATTATTGTTCGAACAAAACGACCAAATCGTTAGACAACAATTCTTAGATAGTGTTAACCCTATTTTAGATTCAATCAGAAGAGACAGAGGTTTATACGATTTCCGTGTAACAGTTTCTTCAACACCTGAAGACTTAGATAGAAATACTTTAACAGGTAAAATCTACTTAAAACCTACGAAGGCGTTAGAATTCATCGACATTGAATTCTTCATCACTCCAACAGGAGCTTCGTTTGAAAATATCTAATAAAAATTATGGGGGGAGTTAAATCCCCCCTTTAGCCAAATGAGAGAAAAATTAATAGAGGGGTTTAAAGATAAGGGTTCACCAGACATGAAATATTATGCGTTTGATTGGGACGATAATATTGTGCACATGCCAACAAAAATCATTGTTAAAACAGAAGACGGTGATGAAGTGGGTATGTCAACTGATGACTTTGCAGAACATAGACATCATTTAGGTAAGAAACCTTTTGAATATAAGGGTAAGAAAATTGTTGGTTTTGCAAATGACCCATTTAAAAACTTTAGAACTGAAGGGGACAAAGATTTTTTAATCGACTCAATGAGAGCCAAAGAAGGACCAGCGTTTGATGATTTTAGAGAAGCAATTAATAATGGTTCAATATTTTCAATTATTACTGCAAGAGGACACAATCCAAATACTTTAAAACAAGCCATTTATAACTATATTATAAATGATTATAATGGAATAAGCAAAGAAAAACTTCTTAAAAATCTTAAAAAATTTAGGTCGTTTACTGATGAGGATGAAATGAGTGACGATGAATTAATCAAGTCATATTTAGAACTTAATAAGTACCACCCCGTTTCTTTTGGTGACGAAGGAGGGGCTCAAAATCCTGAAGAGGCGAAGGT